GCCTTGTTCGATCTCGGCCTGCTCTTCCGCCACACGGGCCTTCCAGTAGTTTTGTGCCCCTTGCAGCCGCTCCAGGTACGCTTCGTAACCCTGACGGCTGATGCGTCCCAGCTCCTCTTCGGTTTTGAGCTGGACGTTCATGTAGTCGAGGTTTTTATGCTGCTCGTTAATTGCATCAATGGTGCGCTGCTGTATAGCAGCCAGCGCATCATTAGCCGCCTTTTCCGATTCTCGCCATCTGTCCGCCACCAGCTTCACGGCAGTGGCCAGGAGGCCGACACCGGTCAGTAGGCGGCCACCCGAGACCAGAAGGCCGCCGATACTTTTAAGACCCTTGAGTGCACCTCCCAGCCAACCCCAGCCTTTACCGGCAGTGGCGGCGGCAGTGCCCAGGCCGCTGGTGGCGGTGGACATGGCAGCCGTGCCCAAGGCAGCCGCTTTGGTCGCCTTGGCGATATCCCATACGGCTTTACCGAAACTGACCAGCTTGCCCACGGCCAGCGCCGCGACCAGATAGCCCAGCTGGGTGCTCCATTCGATGGTGAACTGGATCACGGACTTGATGCCGTTGGCCACTTTGATCAGGCCGTCGGAGATCTCTTTCGCCCAACGCTTCAGAGTACCGTCAGCGGCCAGGGCCTTGATCTGGGTAATCAGCGCCTCAAGCTGCTCCTTCATGTAATCCAGGAAGCCGGACTTGCTGATGTCGTTGATGAAGTTGAGCCACATATCCTTGAGGTTGCTGACCAGACCGGTCCAGGTCTTCATTGCCTCGGCAGCTGCGCCTTTGGAGTTCTCCCCCATGGCCTTCATCAGCAGCTCGATCTCCTTGCGGCCCAACTGGCCCTTGCTGGCCATCTCCTGCAGCTCGACAGCGGTGCGGCCGGTGGCTTCAGAGAGCAAGTCCCACACCGGCACGCCGCGTTCAATCAGCTGCAGCGCCTCTTCACCCTGCAGCTTCTGCTTGGTCCAGGCCTGACCCAAGGCGAGGATGACGCCTTCCATCTTCTCCTGGCTGAAGCCCAGCTTGCTGGTCTGGTCGATGATCGCCTGGTAGCTGCCGTTCATCGGGTCGATGCCGAAGGCTTTCAGCTTGATGAAGCCCTGGGTGATACCTTCGATGTCGGCGGGGGTTTTGGTAGCGAAGTCTTTGATCCAGGCGGTGGCCTTTTCGCCCTCGCCAATGGAGCCCATCAGGGTGTTGATCTGGACCGACATATCCTCAAATCGGCTGCCGGTGTTGATCAGGCCCATGATGGCGTTTTTGATCGCATTGATACCGAGGTAAGTACCACCTAGCGCGATCAGCTTACGTGTCAGTCCTCCGATACCGCTTTCAGCGTTACGGGCAGCAGCGGGGATCTCATTGAGGTCTTGCTTAAACTTCTGGGTGTCGCGGCTGGCATCCTTACTATCTTTGCTCCAGCGCTGCCAGAACTTGCTGCCACGGGTGTCGCCGGTGAGGCGTTCGGTGGAGGTGCGGGCTTCATCGACCTTGGCGCGGAAGTCACGCGCCTCTTCGCCGGTTTTGTTGAACTGCTTGCCGGTGGACTCAATGCCCTTATCGGCCTGATCAAGCGAACGATCCAACCCTTCAGCGGCACGGCCGGAGTCTTCCACTTCCTTTTTGAAGGTGCGCACCACACCGCTGGCCGTGTCCTTGGCTTTGATGAGGAGGTTAAGGGCAAGGTCTTTGGCACTCATGGCGGCACCCGGTTGGACTAATGGAGGTTAAACGGCAACGGAGGGCGTGTGCCCTCCGGGTGGATCAGGTCAGGCTCAGGCGGTTTCCTGATCCAGATAGAAGGGCGCGGTTTCGCCATTCACCAGCTTGACCTTGCCCGCCAGGGTGGCGCTGACGTACTCGCTGGCGAACAGGTCCACCGCTTCGGTGGGAGCCAGTACGCTCTCGGGCACTTCCAGTTTCACCGGCAGGCCGGTGGCCAGGTTCTTGCCATCCATCAGCATGCGCACACGGATCATGGAGCGGATGGCGCCCTTGATGCGGGTGCCCGCCACGGCGTTGTGGCTGTAGCTGATCTTGGCTTCAACCGCGGTGCCGGTATCCTGTGTACCGCCCGGGGTGGTGCGGATCATGCCCAGCGAGTAGTTGATCTCGTAGGCAGCAGCCGGGATGGAGGTGGTGCCATCGGACTCGAACAGCTCAAGCCCTGCTGCGCCGATGTTGCCGTGGGGCAATTTAGCCCACTTGTTGTCGGCGGGCAGGACGATATCGGTCAGGCTGACAGAGCCGCTGCCCTGGTTCAGCTCTTCCACGTCGCCCAGCAGGGCCAGTGCCAACAGATCGGCGGGCTGGTCGTCGATGACGATGCTGATCTCGGTGGGCTGCGGCAGCACCACGGAGTCCAGCACCTGTCCGTATGAATCCTTGCGCTTGGAGGTGCGGTCCACGGATTCGGACGGAGTGTTCAGCTGTAGCTGAGTAACGTTGATCGGGCCGACCAGGCCAGTGCTGGCCCCGGCATCGGTAAGACGGTCGAAGTAAACATCGCCGGCAAGCAAGAGTCCGCTCATTATCGTGCTCCTTTGGTTCTGAAGGTCAGTTCAAATGCGAGTGGGTAGTAGCCAAAGCCGGGCCGAAAGCTGGGCTGTGGCGCGTTAACGCGGTTGATGGGGCCCAGCGCGGTGTGTACGCCGGAGAGGGTTTTGACCAGCCGAGCCAGCAGCACCCCGGCCTGTTCCTTTTGGCGCAGGTTGATGGCCAGCACGACGGTCCAGGTCTGTACCACCCGGCCCAGCATGCCGCCCTGCGCCTGTTCGCTGACGCGATCGCCGCGATAGATCAGGTGCACCGCCGGGGTGATCTGGCTGCGCTCTTCCATCTCGGCCAGATCGGCACTGCTGTAGACCTTGCGGATGCCCTCGACCTGCTCCAGCAGCTGGATCAGGTGCGGCTCGGCGGCCAGGTAGTCGTCTTTGAGTTCGAGCATCAGATGAACCCCTTGCTGTTGCCACGGGCGAAGACGCTACCGGCAGACTGGATCTCGGCGGTGTTGCTGCTCGGACCGGTGTCGCTGGCATCGAGCACGCCCAGACTCAGTTCGCCGGTGCCCAGCTTGGTCAGGAACTTGGTGGCCGCTTCGTAACGCTTCTGCAGCTGCTCGGGGGCGCGTTCATCGGTAAGGATGTAGCGCGCCATATCACAGCACAGACGCACCAGCACATCCGGCACGGTGATCAGCGGCAGGCGGTAGCGGCCACCGATGTAACCATCGATCTCGGCGCTGGCATCGGCCAGTACCTGGTCGAGCACGGCATCGACGATGGCCCCGGCACTGCCATCCCGATCGGTGAGGAGGCGGATCTCCTCTTCACCAAAACGGCTGATCATGTCCTGACGGGTGGCGTACATGGTTTAGGCCTCATCCGCCTGTGCCTGGAACATCTCCCAAGCGCTGGCACGATCTTCTGCAGAAGTGCCTTTCGGGAAGTGAGCGGCCTTGGGGCTGCCATCCTTGTTCCACTGCTCGGGGTCATGCGGGTCGAGCTGGGCGATGATGTCCAGCAGCGGCTGCAGCAGGTTAACGCCCTCACCCGGTGTTACATCGTTAGAAACACGCTCCGGCTCCACGGCCCCAGCCTGATCAGCACCCGGATCTGCCGGATGGGTTGTTTCAGCAGCGTCCGTTTCAAAGTCGCCGAACTCCACCGCCAGGCGCGGTTCCGCCTTGAGCTGCTTGATCTGTTCGGCTGAGAAAAAGCCATCCGGGTAAACAGTCGGTCCACTCGGGTGAGCCACACCTGCACGACGGAAGCCATTGATTGCAGAGCTGATACGAATGGGCATTTCATGAGTCCTCTCGCTTTGTCAGTAGGTGGCCATCCGTTGGCCCGGTAGCGTCCTTGTCGGCACTCCCTTACAGGTAGTCCGCGACCACCAGCTCCAGGCGGTTGCGCAGCTCGTTGGAGCTGTTGGCATCCAGCTCGCGTTCCAGCAGGCGGGTGGCGGCTTTTTCCAGTGACGCAGGCACCACCAGCACGTTGGGGCGCACGCCCAGCTTGCGGCCACCGTCAGCCTCGAAGGCACGCATGGCACTGATCGCGGCCCAGAGGTTGTCGGCGGTCAGATCCTTGCGCGAGCCATAGGCCAGCTGCCAGAGACCAAAGCCCACGTTGCGGCGGCAATCGACGCCGAAGCGGTACTCGTTGGCGGTGAAGACGTGTTCGTCATCCAGTTTGGTCATCGCCTGCAGGTTGGCCGCACGGCGGTTCTGCAGGATGATCGGCTTGATGGAACGGGTGGTGTCGAGCAGATACCAGGCGGTACCGGCACCGGCGTTGTCATCCCAGTTGGCCACACTGACGGCAACACCGGTGCCATCGGCGTTGGGATAGACCGGGTGGTCGGTATCGAAGTAGTTCTGCCCGTCATAACAGAGGGTGGAGGTGCCCGCCGACAGCAGACCATAGACCAGCTCGTCCGGGTGGATCTCGGCCATGCGGCCCATCTCCTGGAACAGCGGGCTGTAGATGCCGACGTTGTCGTCTTCAATGTCGTCACGGCTGACCGCCACGGTAGACTCGTAGGTCTTGTTGGCGATGGAGTAGCCGTGGGCCTGCATGTCGTTAAGGACGCGATCGCCGACCCATTCGCGGAAGGTCGGGAACTTGCCCAGCCAACCATAGGTGTTGGACTTGCTGGTGGAGGGGATCTCCATTGCCACCTTGTTCCACTGCGGATCGGCCTGTTTCATGCCGTCCTGGAAGTCGCCACGGTAGCCGGTGAACAGCGCCTGCAGCAGTGCGGGGGTAACCATTGCCATGGTGTGTGCTCCTGTTTAAGTGTCGGTTATGACCGCAGCTTTATGCCTGGGCCTTGGCGGCGGCGAACTGCGCCGGGGTTTTGCCCAGCAGGCGGGCCGCTTCCTTCTCTTCGGCGCTCAGGCTGGCCACCGGGTCATCGCCCTCTTTGGGCTTGGCCTGATCGGTCTGCTTTTGCGACAGGGCTGCCAGCGGCTGTGCCTTGTCCAGGAAGGCGCTCAGGGCCGCCATATCCTTCTTGCCCAATTCCCGCGCCCAGGACTCCATGCTGGGCAACAGACGGCCATCGTTCTTGGCATCGGCCAGAAGCTGCTCCAGCTCGCCGGTTTTGTGCTGGGCGTTGAGCACAGCCAGCTGGGCCTGCAGGTCGCTGACCACTTCGATCGGCACGTATTTGGCCGGGTCGGGGGTGGTGTCTTTGGCGCTCAAGTCGGCCAGCTGGGTGGCCAGGGTGCTCGCAGTACCGGCCTGCGTTTGCAGTTCGGTCAATGCCGCCAGTGCCTGGGTCTGCTGTTCTTCGGACAAGGCCGCATCGCCCTGGACGGTAATGCCCAGCTGCGCCAACAGCTTTTTCAGAAGCTCGTTCATGGTGCTCTCCTGGTGGGTCGGGTGGATTGAGGTGAGATCGGACGCGGTCAACGACGCCAGCGCCTGCATGCCATCAATGCCGGGGCGGTTGGTCAGTGCCGCAGAATGCAGCTTGAGGGGGTAGCCGGTGGCGGCGTCGTAGGGGAACACGGCCGAGAGATAGCGGTATTCGCCCTGGTCGATATGGTCACGGGCGCGAGCGGTCCAGCGTGGCTTGATCCAAAGGCCGGAGCCTTCACGCCACTCCAGCTGCTTGAACCAGCCGGCCGCCGGTGCGGGCTGGCCGTTCTCGTCTTTGCGCAGGGTTTGGTGTTCGTAGTCGATGACCAGATCATTGGCGGCCGCTTCGGCCTGAGCGATCAAGCGCTGGGCAATGCTGGCATCCAGATACCACTGACCACCCGGCACATCGAGCGGACGACCGTCAACGGCGCTGAAGGCTCCGGCGGGCAGCAATTGGTGCCAGCCGTTGGCATCGGCGTCGAGGTCGAACGCGAGCACGGCCACCGGATCGGTGCCGGTGTGGGCGTTGAGTGCTGCGAGTGGTGGAGTTGAAGTAGTCATGCCGCCATGATGGCGGCATAATGGTAGGGCTTGGGATTAAAGGGTTTTATGCAATTTCGGAGGACCTAGCCTTTTCAAGCTCGGAAAATTCTTGGTACGTATGCAGATCGAAAAGCGAAATTGAGTCGATTTCACTAGCAGGCACAACGGTTCTGAAGTGCGAAAGATTCAGCGATCCTTCGCTGTCCTTATCGGAAATACCCTGCTGCCTGTAGTAGTCGTAATAACTATGCTGCACAGCAAAGCGAAGGGTATCTTTATCTCGGAAACCGCTGAGCATAGGAATAATGACTATATTCTCCAAGTCACCATGCAACAGCCTTTGATCTTGTACTTTCCCTACGTAGACCTTACGTGACTTCA